TTGATTACAATGATTGCTCGGGTGCTTTAGTAAGTGTGGGGCCTGTAACAAGTGGTTCTTTAACATTTTGTGCGCTTAGTTTCGGGAGTACTCCCAGCATAGTTATAATTTCGGGTAATGGTACGATTTTAAGTAACGGAGTTTGCGTAGGCACAAGTGGAACTTCAGGTTCATCAGGAACCTCAGGAACATCTGGTGAATCTGGAACATCTGGTACTTCAGGTGAATCAGGTACAGCTGGTGAAAGTGGTTCTTCAGGAACATCGGGAGAAACAGGAACATCTGGTGAATCTGGAACATCTGGTACTTCAGGTGAATCAGGTACAGCTGGTGAAAGTGGTTCTTCAGGAACATCGGGAGAAACAGGAACATCTGGTTCAAGCGGTGAAACAGGAACAGCTGGTACTTCAGGTGAATCAGGAACAAGTGGTGAAACTGGAACAAGTGGTGTTGATGGTTCTTCAGGATCATCAGGTGAATCAGGATCTTCAGGAACTTCTGGGGAAAGCGGTTCTTCAGGTTCTTCTGGTGAGTCGGGAACAAGTGGAGAAAGTGGTTCTTCAGGAACTTCTGGTGAAACAGGATCTTCTGGATCTTCTGGGGAAAGTGGTTCTTCAGGAACTTCTGGTGAAACAGGATCTTCAGGAACAGCTGGGGAAAGTGGTTCTTCAGGTACATCTGGTGAGTCGGGATCATCTGGTTCAAGCGGTGAAACAGGAACAGCTGGCACTTCTGGTGTTTCAGGAACAAGTGGAGAGAATGGAACAAGTGGTGTTGATGGTTCTTCAGGATCTTCAGGAGAAAACGGTTCTTCAGGTTTGTCTGGTGTAGATGGTACCAACGGAACTTCTGGTATTTCAGGAACAGCTGGTGAAAGCGGTTCTTCAGGAACAAGTGGTGAATCAGGGTCTTCAGGTACATCAGGAGAGAATGGTACAAGTGGTGAATCAGGTTCTTCTGGAACAAGCGGAGAAAACGGGTCTTCAGGAACAGCTGGCGAAAACGGTAGTTCTGGTACATCAGGTTTAAGTGGTGCCATTGTAACAGGTGCAACATTAACCAACACAGTACTTGAAATACAAAATAGTGATAGCTCAACAGTTCAAGTTGACTTTGACCCAACCAATGATGCTCAATCAAAAGAAGGTGTAACAACACACGGATTTATATTCTTAGATGAAAATAGCTTTACTGGTGACACTTTTAATCTTATATTTACAACAAGTGCTAATACAGATCCAATACAAGTTAAAGAGTTACAAATAACAGGTTTTACATCTAAATTAACATATGTTGTTTTGGATGTTGTTAGCACAGGATCAACAGAAAATTATATTGTTGTGTTACCACCATTTGTAAGTGCGAACGATGAGAGTAGGGTTATTAAATTTGTTACAAAAAGAAACAACTTAAATAACATAAATGATTTGATTGTTGCGAGTAAATGGGTTTCAGGTGGTACACAGGATAGAATCATCGCATCCAACATTAATACAAGACTCACTAACGCTGGTTATTTTTTCCCATTGGAAACTTTAGAAAGTGTTGAGTTATTATATGATGGTTTCGATTGGTTGGTTGTTAACACACAGAAACAACAATATGTACAAGCGCCATCAGTTAACTACTTAATGGGAACAAACGGAACCGCAGGTTCATTTAAGAATAGGGATATAAATAATTTATTATAATGAAATTACTAGAAGTCATAAAAGGTAAAGCACCGTCTTGCGATTTAAAAATCGAGGATGGTCTTGAGTTTCCTGAAGATAAGTTTGAAACAGCAAAATCTTTCATAGAGTTTTGTTGTAAGGAATTGGATTTATCTGGTGACTTCGAATGCTTATTATGTCATGATAGAGATAAAAACGGTGTTGTAACAACAGCGTTTTATCGTGATAAAGATAAACTTGTTTGTGTTTACGCTAAGAATAGAATGTTGGGTGATGTAATGAGAAGTGTTGCTCATGAAATGGTTCATAAGAAACAATATGAGGATGATCGTATTGTAAAACCAGTACAAGACATTGGTGGTGAAATAGAGGATGAGGCAAACGCAATTGCTGGCCAATTGGTTAAGAAATTCATCAAAACACAAGAAAAAGGTAAAAACCTATTCGAATCGGTTGATTATATCAATTCAACTAGAGTTCTTCTTTAATTTTAAAAATTTTATTCGAAACACTTTGTTGTTAAGGATTTTTTGTATACTTTTGTAATATGGAAAAGAAAACACGAGTTGAGTTTCTATATGAAAACTCATTTAAAGCAACATATGGAAAAGCTGTTAAAAGAGGACAGTTAGATAAGTTTAACCCAAGACACGAGGGTTTTACTAGTCTCCATGGTATGACATATAAAGAACCAGAGGACTTCTTTTATGATCGTTACTTATTTACGTTTTTGTCAAATATGCAAATTCCTATCTCAAACTATATTGGTGATGAAAATACACCAAGAGAAGTTGTGTTTAATTTTTTAGTTGAATGTGACCCAACACCAAACAAAGAAAATTTACAATGGTTACTTGGTTTATACAAAAATCAATTAATTTCCTACACACCAACAGATCGAGATGCCAATATTAATAGTAATTTCTACGAAGATCTATACACAACAGTTAAAGGTTCATTGGACACATTCTCTTTATTAAAAAAATCAAATGTTTTGAATGAAAGTAAGAGAGATATCAACAAATATCCAGATTACCAAACACTTAGTGAGGTTGTGTTGCCATATACGATGATGGATGATGACGGATCTTCCGATAATGTGCATACACTTGACCCCAAAGAATTAAATTGCATTAAGAATCACCAACTTTTTATTGAAAAAAGTAAAGATTATGATGAAACCGTTGGTCGTGCTGAATTAGTATTTGAAAATAAAGATTGGGTTATTGTTATAACTCACGATAAAGAAGCAAATGTTGAATTTGGTAAATATACAACTTGGTGTACAGCTGGTACAAGATATGGTAGTATGTTTGATTCATATCATGGCCGTGGGGAGTTGTTTGTTTTAATCAAAAAAGGTTATGGTTCTAAAAAAGCCGCTAAGAATGACCCAAATGTTCGTATGCAATTCCATTTTGAGGATCAGCAATACATGAACATCCCAGACAGGCCGATTGATATTAACGATTTCTTTTATACGAATAAAGATATTAAAGACTACTTCAAAAAGTACATCACCAAAACTGTTTTACCAAAAAGACAGTTAAAGAACAAAGTTAACGATGATATCCAGTTCCTATTAAAATTAGGATACGGTGATCAAATTATTAAGATGTTGAAAGAGTCTAAACCAAAAGTTTTAGATTTCAGTGGTAATAAAATGGATTCTGATATCTTGAATGAGATCGGTGACATAGAAAGTTTGGAAAAATTAGACTTTTCTGATTGCGGTTTAGAGTCATTACCAAACTCAATTAAAAATCTTAAGAATTTAAAATACCTAAAAGTTAGAAATAATTTATTAACTGAGGTACCATCTTGGATTAACCAATTAACAGATTTAAATTTTGTTGATTTTTCTGGTTGCAAGATTGAAAATAAATTTGATTTAACTGGTTTGATTAACCTAACGGATATTGTTTTGGATTATAACGCTAAATTAAAGGAATTACCAACTGGCATTAACACATTAACCAACTTGGCTAGATTAACAGCCTCTAACTGTAATATAAAAACGATTACAGATGAAATATTGGGTTGTGATAAGTTATATTTGGTGGATTTTCATGGTAATGAAAAATTATCGAACATTCCTGATAAATTAAGTTCACTACCAGAAATTATTGCAATTTGTATTGATGATACCGCAATAACAAACGAAAAAATATCCTCTTTAAATAAAAATAAAAGAGGGCCAGAAGTTACAATTATCAAATACGATAATTAATACGTCAATAAACGCTTTCTGTTACGTTTAATTGTTGTTATGGTGTATTTTCCCATAAGATCAATAATAAGTGAATTTAGAGCCTCTAAACTGCTTTTTATTATTGAAATTGGGCGTTTGCTAATACCGTCAATGACATGAACTTCAGCCATTTTTTTGCATATTCTTACCTCTAAAATCATTAATACAATAATATTAGTTTTATTTTTAAGAATAAAGCTAAAAAACAAGATATTTATATTATAATGAGAAAATCTGACCAATATAGAAAATTGATAGTTGAGCAAATCCTTAGTGAAGGTAAGTCGGAAAACAATCGTGTTCAATTATCATATAATCGATTAGAAAATACGGGTTTATATCGTGAAATCATCACAATTAATGAGATTAAAAAAGCGACAAGAAACTTTGATGAAGAAAGCTCTTTAGAATTTTTTCTAGAAGATTTCTTACATAACAGAATCTCAGAAGTTTTAGAAGAGTCTGGGTATTCCATTGACATGGATGCTGTTGATATTAATTCATCTGATTTTTATGACGGGTATCAAATGAAAATACCAATCTTAAAAGAAAATGAAGAGTTATTGGAAGACCTATTTAGTGAAATTGATGCTGAATTAGAACCAAAGCCTGTTCCAGCGCCAGCGCCAGCACCAAGACCCGCTGCACCAGCGCCAGCACCTGTTATTAACAAACAAATTAAAAATACGGTAAAAGATGTTCCTATTACAAAGGAACCAACCGCTGGGCAAACACCACACATACCAACACAAGCAAAGGTTAAAAAAACACAAAACCCAAGAAGGGTGGATTTGGTTTTAAAATCTGTGTTTGAAAGTAAGTTCAATGATTATAAATTATCAAGCGATCTTGGTGATTGGAAACCTATTAAAACTTTGAAAGAAGATGGTAAGTTAATGATTACATGGGAATCAGTTAAAGCACCAACAATACTTGTTGAAACAGTTTTATTTCCAGGTGATTCAAACAAAGTTAAGATTAAAGTTAAGAATAGACAAGGTAAAATCTTTATCAACCACTTCTTAGAAATCTACAGAATCCCAACGGATGCCTTTGTTGCCGAAAGATTTTTCCGTAAAACATATTTTAACCTACTTAAAAAATTCATTGATACTAGAGTTATCACATTAGAACCGTTTAATACTGAGTTTATTTTCTGGAAAACAGACAATCCAAGTTTCTCGTATTCTTTTAGTTCACCAAATAAGAACAAAATTATTTTAGACTTAATAGGTTTCATTAGCACAGCTAGAAAACCAATTCTGGACGACTTTTTTGAACAAAATAATTTAAAACATAAGCAAGGTTATTTACAAACATTGCTTGATGCAGCGGAAGCCGCTGGTATCTTCAGATTTAAAAGAGAAGGTAATGAGATTATTATTTTGAAAGGTCCTAATTATAAATCCTTCTTAAACGGGAAACTTAGAAGAGTAACAACATGAGTTATAGACAGATTGAAATAATATCCTGTACCATGGATATAGTTATCATTTTTTCACCATTTCTATTATTATTCGGTGGCGGGGTACCATTATTCTTATGGTCATTCTATCTGATTTATTTACCGTATTTGACGTTTAATGTTTACAAATACAGTCATAATAAAAGAAAAAAACATGAATTAGATACCGAATTGAAAAAAATTGACCATAAAGAGTTGGTTATTAACCAATAATTTATTATTTTTGTACCTATGGTACAGATATTAGGGGATATTCACGGTAATTTCCAAAAACTTTACATGAAGGCCATGGCCGTAAAAGACACCACCATTATACAGGTTGGTGATTTTGGTGTGGGGTTTCGTAATCGTGCTAGGATGGATGAAGAGATGGTTGACATCAATAAAAAACTAGCAAAAAATAACAACAATTTATTAGTTATTCGTGGTAATCACGATGACCCATCTTATTTTGATGGTAACTATAACTTTAGTAACATAGAGTTCTTACCTGACTATACTGTCAGAAACATTGAAGGTAGAAGTTATCTATTTGTTGGTGGTGCTATTAGTATTGACAGATGTCAAAGAAAAGCTGGTGTTGATTATTGGTTGGATGAACAATTTATTTTGGATATCGATAAGTTAAATGCGATTGAAGAAAACATTGATGTTGTAATTGCACATAGCTCTCCTAGTTTCTGCGAACCAGTTCATTTTAACGAGTTGGTTTGGTACTTTATAGCACAAGACCCATCATTACATAACACATTATTAGAAGAAAGAGAACGTTTTAAGGTTATGTATGAAACACTAAAACTTAATGGCAATAGAGTTGAATATTGGTTCAACGGGCATTTCCATTTTACAAAAGAAGAATTAATAGGAGATACCAACTTTATTTTGCTTGGTATCGATAAATTTTACGAATTTAATAATTAATATGAGTAACGAACAAGAACAAAAACCAAAAGGTGTTTTATTTAGCGTATTGGCTTATAATACCGATGAAGAGTATCAAACTTTTTTAACAAAAGTAAAAGAAGGTTCAGAAGCAGAAATTGTTTTAACAATAAATGCTGCATTAAGACATGCGCAATCAAAAGGCGCTTTCTCTCTTGAGGAGTCTGAAGTAATAATAAACGCACTTAGAATTTTTAGTTTAGAAAATGGAGAAACCGAAAGTAATTAAAACAAAAAAATGTTGGTTAGGATTTGTTTTTTAGTAAAAAAATTTTTATTATTATAATATATGGGATTATTATACAGTATAGCTAAATGGAGCGTTAATAAATTAATTAAACAAGGTGTTGATCTCACCGACATTGTTGAAACGGATAATTACACAAAAAAAATTAGAAATGCGGCCATTTCTTTAAATGAAAAGTTGGTATCCTTACAAGATGAATTTGCTTTGAAACGTGTTGAGATAATCGAACTACAGAATGAACTCATTGAGATAATCGAACCAACTGTTATGACTTTATTAGCTGAAACAAATGAAAATACGATCAAAACAACCATGACGAATATTTGGTATAATAAAATGACCATTATTAATAAAGCCATTGACGAACATGAGCTATTAGTAGACGATTTTAAAAAAACACACGAACAATTACAAAAACTTGAAAGTAAATTATGAAATTTAAAGACTTAACAGAACAAGAAATTGACAAAGCAAGAAACATCTACCTTAATAAGGAGTTATCTTGGGATGATAGAATGAACTCGCTTGTGGCTTTATTCGGTAAATCCGAAAGAACAGTTAGAAAATGGTGTTCTGAAAAATTAAACTTTAAGGAGAAGGTTGAGGTTGAATCGGAACAATATCTGACGGCCAAACAAAGACCGACTAATAAAGAACAAAAAATGTTCCTTATTACTTGGGCTCAGAATGACACACCAGTTCATAAACCACTCTTTGAAAATATTAAAGCGTATGCTGAATTTTTGGGTGCTGATATCCACGTAATTGCTGGACGTTATAAAAACCCAACATCGGTGTTCACTGATAAAGATCATGAAGAATGGGATAACGCTGTTGTACCTTATTTGGATGCGAATAGACATGATGTTCACAAATATGTGTCAATTATGTCAGATTTAAAAATTCAACCAACAGCAACAAACCCAATGAGTGGTTTGCAAGGTGTAAGTGGTATTAACTCATGCATCTTTGGAGCACCAAAGGTACAACTTGAGATGATCTCAGTTCTTGAGGGTAATAAACCTAAAATGATGCTTACAACTGGTGCGGTAACAAAGATGAATTACACGGATTCAAAATCTGGTAAGAAAGGCGAGTTCCATCACACATATGGTTTTGCCATCGTTGAAATTAAGGATGAGGATACGTTCTATGTTAGACAAGTAACCGCACATGATAAGACTGGTAACTTTACCGATCTTTGTCATAGAGTTGAGGGTGGAGAGGTAAGTAAGGTTGATTCATTATCAGCAATTGTGTTTGGTGACATTCACTATGGTCATCATGATCAAGATGTGATTGATAAGACACATGAGTTGTTAGGCAAGATGAAACCAGAGCATGTTGTATTACATGACGTATTCGATGGCAACTCAATCAGCCACCATGAAATGAAAAACCCATTCATTCAATTTGCAAAAGAAATGAACGGCACCAATTCTGTTGAGAGGGAAATAAATAACATGCTCGATGGGTTGGAGTCATTCAAAGATTATAAAAACGTTGTTATTGTTAGAAGTAACCATGATGACTTTTTGGATCGCTGGTTAACAAATGAGGATTGGAAAAGACAACCGACAAGCAAAAACTCATTGGTATACATGGAATACTCCGCAATGCTTTTGAGACAGCATGCTAAGGGTGAAATTAAAGGTGTAATACCTGAGGTGATCAACCAAAGATTCCCCAAGTTCATTACATTGAATAGGAACGCTTCTTACATGGTTAAAGATTGGGAGTTGGGTCAACATGGTGATGTTGGATCAAATGGCAGCAGAGGGTCTCTAAATCAGTTTAGAACGCTTAATACAAAGGTCATTGTTGGTCATTACCACTCACCAGGGAGAAAAGACGGTGCTTTAGCGGTTGGTACCTCAACAAAACTAAGAGTTGGTTACAATATCGGACCAAGCTCATGGTTACAATCGCATGTGATCATCCATAAAGATGGGAGAGCACAACATATTAATTTTATAAAAGATAACAGTGGTGAAACAGGGTTTACCACATTTAAAATGTAAGAAATGAAAGATTTTAGGACAAAAGATGGGTTGATTATTGAGAATGTGTCCGAATATGTATCAGAATGGTTGGTAAAACATCCAGAGTCTGAAATTTATATTGGTTGCGACTCACAAGAAGTTGGAAGCAATGTTAATTATGTTACAACAATTTGTTTATATGAGTTTGGTAAGGGTGCTCACGTCATTCACTGTAAAGAAATCGAACCAAGACCAAAGAAAGGTGATCCAATAGCGAACATGCATCCAAAGCTATGGTCTGAGGTTGTTAGATCAGTTAACGCAGCCGAAATATTGAAAGACATAGACACAAAAATAACTGTACACGTTGATTACAACTCAAAGCAAAGTGAGAAGTCAAATCAATTGTATGAAGCGGGTATTGGTTACGCTAAATCAATGGGATATGATGCCGTTGGTAAACCAGATGCGTGGGCCGCAAGCTCCGCAGCAGATAATTATTGCAGATAATTTTAAAAAAATATTTCTTTTTTTGAAACTTTTAGTAAAATTGAAGTATATATAGGAAAATAACAAGAATTTCGATGAGAAACTTTACAAATATAGGAAGAACATTTGGTGATGAGAATCGCCCTGGGTTCCTATTGTAAAAATCTCAAGTAAAAAATATACTAGATACAATAAGGAACCCAGGGAGAGATCTCTGGGTTTTTTCGTTTAAAAGAAAAAAAATGAAAAAAATTTAAAAAAGATTTGGAAGTATAGAAATTACTTCTTAGTTTTGTAACAGATTAGAAAATGGGGATGGTTACAGCACATTACATGTAACGGATAAATACAAACAAAATCCATCCCGAATTTGGTGCGGTAGCTCAGTTGGTAGAGCAAAGGACTGAAAATCCTTGTGTCGCAGGTTCGATTCCTGCCCGCACCACCAAAGATAGGTTGACGTTGTCGTAAAACTGTGGTTTCCTATTAAGTTCTTTGACATATTGGAAAATCAAAAATGGTCTATTCGTTCATCGGCTAGGATGCCACCCTGTCACGGTGGTGAGGCGGGTTCGATTCCCGCATGGACCGCCTAGAACTTTTTTGTTCTTTGGTACTATTTATATTAAAAATGTAGATTATGCCAAGGAAACAAAAAACAATACATTACTTGTATAAAACAACTTGTTTGGTAACAAACAGGTATTATATAGGTATGCATAGCGCAGATAACTTAGAAGATGGTTATATAGGTAGCGGTAGAAGATTAAGAAAGAGTATTAGAAAATATGGTATTGAAAACCATGAAAAACAAATACTTGAATTCTTTGAGAATAGGGATTTATTAATTGAGGCCGAAAAAGTTGCCATCACACCTGAAATGCTTGTTGATAAAAATTGTATGAATTTAATGGGTGGTGGTACTGGTGGTTTTATTAGTGACGAACAACAAAGACACCGATCAATTTGCGGGGGTAAAGCACATAAACAAAAAATGTTTGACGATCTTGAATATAGGGATGTTGTTGTTGAAAGATTGCGTAATACCATGAAAAAAAGTCACAAAGAGGGTAAAATTAAGTACAATACCTTTGAAGGTAAAACGCATTCAGAAGAAACTAAACAAAAAATGAGTAATTCTAGTAAAGGTATTGGTGTTGGTGAAAAAAACTCACAATACGGAACTTGTTGGATAACTAAAGATGGTGTTAATAAAAAAATTAAAAAAGAAAACCTTGAAGATTACCTAAATAATGGTTGGTCAAAAGGTAGAAAGATATAAGATAAAATAATGAGGATGGTTACAGCAATTTACTTCAGGCTTCTAACCTCGTGGTCGTTGGTTCGAATCCAACCCTGGGACAATGCTTCGGCATCCCAGGTAGCTCAGCTGGTTAGAGCACGTATAAATTCATCCTGTATTTTATCTTAACTTAATGGGAATGCATTCAGCAAATTTTACAAAATCAAACTTCTACTTTGAAAAAAACGCATTCCGAAATTATGTCTTCGTAGCTCAGCTGGATAGAGCAATTCACTTCTAATGAATAGGTCACAGGTTCGAATCCTGTCGGGGATACAACAAACCGAGGACTTTATCTATTGGACTTCATACAATGGAAGCTTTTTGGTGAGGCAAAACCATAAGATATTGCGGGGTAGAGCAGAGGTAGCTCACGAGCCTCATAAGCTCGGGGTCGCAGGTTCGAATCCTGCCCCCGCAACCAGGGAGTGTTCGCAGTATTGTTCAGCTTGAGAGGTGATGTGGAGCGCACTTAAAATTGAGTCCACAGAAGAGTCGAGCCGTTTATTCAGTTTTGGGCGTTAAAAACTGGCGTTTTTTGGTAATGGTTTTGCAG